TCCAAACAAATTAGATGTACCACTTGTACCTAATACTTGATTAGCTACATTCTGTCTTGATGACAACAAACCAGCTAAGGCTTCCTGTTGTGCTTGTAGATTACCTGCTAAACCAAGACTTTGAAGATTACCTTGAGCAGTTAAACCAGCCATTGATGGTTGTAGATAAGCATTAGTTTGTGCTATGTTACCAGCCATTGCTTGCTGTCCTAACTGACCACTAAGCTGTGCCTGAGCAAGCTGTTGCTGTGTTAGATTCTGGATAGGTTGTAGTGCTGTGACACCCTGTCCAAGTAACGTACCACGCTCACCTAAAGCAGCCTGTCTGGACTGCAACTCACGTTGAAGCTGTTGCTGTGCAATGGCTTGTTCTTGAGCTAACAATTCAGGAGAAGAACCACCAAAAGAAGACCCACTTACACCTAATCTTCCTTGAGAACGTAACCTAGCTTCTGTAGCAAGACGCTGACGCTCAATCTCTGGTGCTGACAATGCTGATAGTTTATTGTAGTAATCCCTACTTAACTGATCAACGTTAGTCATGTTCGCAGCCTGTGCTGACTGCATTGCAGCTACAGCAAAGGGATTATACATTGCTCTAGCATCTTCAGTCAATGCTGTGTTAACTGTATTAGTAGCTGGATTATAGGTTGTACCAAACAATGAGCCAGTAACACCATAAGGTGTAAAATCACCGACCATGTTAGATGCTGTCGTTGCTAGTGTATTGTACTGACCACCTAAACGATTAGCTAAGTTAGTGTACTCAGTTTGTGTTAGCTGACCTTGCTGACGTAATTTATCAGCAGCATCCTGAACCATAGCTAAATTAGCACCAGAACTAATCAAACCACCTAAGACATTCTGAGCACTTGTATTTGTTAAGCCACCAACAACTCCTGTCAATAAAGAACTAATAGTAGAAGGAGTAATACTACTCAGCAGACCACCAGTTGTTGTTCCTGCTGTAGTGCCTGTTGTTGGAGTTGTACCAACTACAGGTGTTGTTGCTGTGCCTGTGTAGCCATTAGCGCTCATCCAATCTAATGTTGCTTGATCAACACCAGCAGCAGTTAAATCAGCAGGAGTAATACCGTTTGTGTTGTACCAACTTATCTTTTGTTGTGGTGTATAGTTATTCCAATCTGATGGTAATGTTTTACCAGCTACAGAAGTCGGTGTTGAAGTTGTTGTCGTAGTTGTACCACCACCCCCAGTTACAGCTGCACCTGTCAATAAACCACCACCAAGAGCCCCTAATGTAGTTCCTGTAGTCGTTGTAGGTAATGCAGTAGAAGAAACGATAAGCTGATTTGTACCAGCAAGAGCGCTTCCAGGAGCAGCTGTAGTGCCTCCAGTAGCGGCTGTAGTACCTCCAGTAGCTGCTGTAGTGCCACCAGCACCACTAAGCAAACCACCTTCAGCGCCTCCTAATGCTGTACCACCAGTGGCTGTTGCACCACCAGTAGTAGTAGCACCTCCAGTGGCTGCTGCCTCTCCACCTAATAAACTACTACCTAATAAAGCACCACCAACAATACCTAGAGCCTGTAACCATCCTTGCCCTTCTGGTGTATTTGGACTAGCAAGACGAGTACCCATAGGTTGACCATAGGCATCGTACTGCTGAACAACAATCTTATCGCCTTGAACACCAATAGCTTTTTCAATAACCCTATCTTCACCAGTACCTAACTGAACAATGTTTTGATTAGTACCTGTTGTAGGGCTTAGTGATCCAGTAAGTAGCGTGCCTTGTGGTAAACCAGCATTTAAGAAGAATTGATTAACCTGTGAGACAGGTAAACCAGTAAGGCCTGACAAATCCTCAGCAGTTAAACCATAAGTCTTAGCTGTTTGAGCAATGGTTTGTCCGCTAGTATTTAAGTTATTAACAAGGTTGTTGACAACAGAATCTAACGTATTCTGAGGAACCATGTAGCTATTCATAATCGCCTGATCAGTCATCAAAGGCGATACACCTAACAAAGAAAACTCTTGAGGTGTTGTATTAGGTGCAATAGCTGAGATAGCACTACGAATCTGTGTTGGTGTTTTACCTTGACTAAGCAAGGTATCAATGTAACCTTGTTTAGTACCTAACGATGCTGCTGGATCCCAGGTAAGACCTAATAGATTATAAGTCGTTGGGGCAGGAGCAGGAGGTGGTGTATAAGGAGCTGGAGCAGGTTCGTAGTACGTAGGTTCTGAATAAACAGGCTCTTGATAAACAGGCTCTGCTACCTGTGTAGTAACGTTGTTTGTTGATGACTGAATAGGTGCTGGAGCAGCTGGAGGAGCATAACCGTTAGACAACATCCATGAGATATCAGACTGAGGTACACCAGCACCTGCTAATTCTTCAACTGTAGTGCCTGCTGCATTAAAAGCAGCGATCTTCTGAGCTGGTGAGTAAGTAGCCCAAGCAGAGGTATAGACTGCTGATGGAATTGCCATGATTAGTAAGTCCCGTCATCGTACACAACACCACCCGTAGGAAGCGTCACTGTACCAGTAAAAGTAGGGGAAGCAACATCAGCCTTGGATGTAATAGCACTGGCGATGTTGTTGTATTCGATATCAATCTCAGTACCTTTGATAATCTTACTAGGATTACCAGACGGTAGTGTATCCTTAGATGCAAAGTTAGTTGTCTTAGTATAGTTACTCATTAGATTGTCCTACCTGCTTTAACAAAAATATCCATTTGTTGAACAGAAAAAGAATCATTACCAATATCAGCTTCGATACCTAACTGAAACACTCTACCAGCACCACCAATGGTTTGACCATATCCTTGAAACTGTTTAGGTACTGGGTTGATAGTGATACCAGCATTGTATTCAGCAATGTTGTATTCAGATACGTTGTACTCAGAGCGAACAACATTAGGGTATGACCATAGAGCACTACGATAGTCTGTACCGTAGTCTACAGTCCACTTTAGGAATACGTTAGTACCAGCACCACCAACAGTGAGTGTGTTTACTTTCTTAAGTATCTTGATGATAGACGAATCACCAGCATCTAAGTGTGATGTATAGTACAAGAACCTGAAGCTATTACCATTGTCTCTGTTACCTGCATAGCGACCAATGTAGCCTTCTCGACCTAAATAGAGTTCTCTACTGCGTGTAGAAAGCAATGATTTAGGTGCGAACATCCACTGAGTTGTTTTACAAGAAGCATCCTGAAGACGTTGCTTCAGATCAAAACAGTATGTAATACCTCTTGTCGGTAATGTCAGAAGATAGAAACCTTCACGCTCATGAAAGACAGACTTGATGTTATCATAATCGTTATTTGACAATACGTCAAGTATTAATTGATCTCTGACATTCCTTGAGATATCAAATAATGGTGCTGACTTCTCTTGAATAAGTCTACCAAGGCTACGAACACCAGTATCAGACAAGAATAAGATATCTGATCCAACATCCTGTACTGAATCTCTAGCGGTACACCCAACACCATCAATAACTTCTACAAGCTTAAGATCTGATGTAGGATCGCCATCAGCACCAGAATAGATAATCGTAGTCTTCTTACAGAAGATCACTAAGAAGCCATTAAACCCTGCTAGGGCTACGATGCTATCAGTACCGTTGGTTAGTACCTTTTCTATGCTGATGGAGCCACTAGCACCACCAGACCACTTCATACCTGATAGTGTATCTGACCACCAGATAGTTGTTTTATCAGTGGTTGTGTCCGCTACCCATAAGCGACCATAAGCACCTAAGACTTCATTACCTAACTGTACTGTACCTGAATAGCCAGGATGTGCTGACACTAATCCCCAAGTATTAGCAACATGGTCATAGATCAGTGGGTTATGTCCTCGTTGAAAGAAGTAAGTATTATCATTAAAGTTTACTGCTTTCCAGTACTGAGCAGTCCATGTAGCTGAACCATTGTAGACTTCAGTCAGTGTTGTTGTACCAGTGTAGATCCTGTTGTTACCGATACTGACAATCTCTGTAGTACCAGCTTTCTTAACAACTTCATGTAATAGTGTTGGCTCTGTGCTGTTGTAGCCAGCAGTGGTATTAACAGTTACCCAACCCTTACGAGCAGCTATGCGACCATACTGGTCAATCACTGCATTCTCTGCCCTAAGAGCAAACTCTTTAGGTAACGTGATAGGAGAGTCTTGAGTGTTTAATCCATAGAAGCCTGGAGCAACAAGACTAACAGGTCTAATAGGAGCAGCCATTATACCCAGTTCCAAGTTATTTCATCTTCGTACCTAGCTGATTCAATAGCAATGTACGTAGCTACAGCTTTCCTATAAAGATCATTCTGTTGATCAGACAATCTACCTTGATCTTCTCCACGTTCATTGATAGCACGTAGATAAGCACCTTGTATTACTAACTCTGAAGGTACATAGATAACATCAAGATCATTAACTAAATTAGCTTGTGGTACAACACAGTCAACCTTAACTGCATACGCTTGATCAGGTATAGGCCATAAATCTAACGTAATCTCATCGCTGGTGTTGCTATTACCTATGGAGAAATACTGAGGACCACCAGTGACTGTACCTTGCATGTTCACCCAAGCATGCATTTGATCCTGTGACGCTTGCTCAAGATCACGCTTAAGTGTAGGTATGTAGACCTTTAATAGTCTTGTCCGTGATGATGTACCTGTGATAGCGTAATTCTGAGTACCGTTAACTGTATTGATTGTCTTGGTTGTACGTAAGATAGACCAATTCCAAGCATCTTCGATCTCACGTTTAGTTTCATTGACCATTGCACCGATAAGGTACGAATAGTCAGACTGTATCACTGTCGATACAGTACTCTCTCGCATACGCAAGAGAACGCCATTAACACAGTCTAAGTAAGTAGCCATTACCATTTCACCTTATCAGCCCAGTATGCAGCGGACATCTTACCTTTAGCGATGTTCTTTGCATGACGAGCCTTAAATGATTTATTCCTAGTAGAACCTTCTGGAGAGCCTGAAACACCTTGTTGACCAAACCTAATAGTCTTTATCTGATCACCTTCTTTAGCAACAACGACATGACTTTTAGTAGGATGCGAAGGTGTACGTTTAGGTTTGTTGTAACCAGATACACCAGCTTTTTCTAGCCTAGAATCTTTCATTTCTTCTTAGCAGTTTTAGCTGCCTCCTTAAAATCTTTGCTAGTAGGAGCACCTTTGCTATTAGGCTTCCTCATCTTTTCTTTAGAGCCTTCAGCAATACGCTTTCGTTTAGCGTGAATGTTGGCGTATAGACCTTGTTTCATTTCTTCTTCTTAGGTTTAGTCATACCAGCTTCGGACAAAGCAATGGCAACTGCTTGCTTACGAGATTTAACAACAGGACCACCTTTACCACTGTGTAGTGTTCCTTCTTTATACTCTCGCATTACTTTACCAACTTTAGCAGGTTTCTGCTTCATGATGGATAACCCATCTTACGCTCTTTAGCCTTCATTGTTTTTGATTCTTTCTTTTCATGCATCTTCTTTGCTGACTTTGACGCATACTCTTCTGCTGCTTTCTTACCCTTAGCAGTGTAAGGAAACTTTTTATTCCCGACCATTGGCATTTCTATTCCCCTTTCTTTTGAACATACACTGTACTGTATCTGTTTCCCATATACGGATAGCAGTCCATAGAATTGTTAGCACAGCGGCTATAGCAGGTAATAACTCAGCTAACGTACCGACAACAGTAAGGATTGATATAGCATCGCCTAACTGTTTAACTTGCTCATCAGCTTGCAAAGCCATTTCAGATACCTTTCTTTAATTGCCTAACAAGGAGCCTCATACGGCTACTTTACGAATGGCTCTTACAACTAAGGATTGATTCTTAGCGTTGTTGAACTGACCTCCATCTATAAAGTCAATCCTCGTCGCTGTTGTCAAACCTACACCAGTATTGGTAGAAGTCCAAGTTCTTAGTGTTGTTGAAAAGGCTTGAGAACCACC